AAGGATACTTATGCTTACTATCAAGCATTTTGTAAGAAACATACAGGTAGAAACTTTAAACTATTTGTATTAAATGATGACAAGAAACGTAACAGTAAGCGTCCATTATATAAAGAGAAGTTTACACTTGATGCACAAGAATTAGGGAGGTTTAATGATTACATTGCATCATTCTGATATGTTTAACATACTGGGGGATATTGAACCCCAGAGTGTTGACTTATTATTGACAGATTTCCCTTATGGGACATTAAATAAGAAACGCAATCAGTGGGATCGTATCATTGATTATGAGAAGTTTTGGGAACACGTTGATACTATTTGTAAACCAAATGCTGCTATTATATCTACAGCAGCACAACCATTTACCAGTGTATTAATATCAACTAACTATACAGATTTCAAGTATTGTTTAGTATGGGAGAAATCAAAAGCAACTGGTTATCTTAATGCTAAAAAGCAACCAATGAGGGCACATGAAGATATTGTGGTATTTTATAAGAAACAACCAACATATAATCCTCAATTTACATCAGGTAAACCATATGATAAAGGTACAGCATTAAGAGATGCAGAACAATATGGTAAACAAACTAAATCTGTGCATGTAAAAGATACTGAAGGAAAGAGATATCCTCGTAGTGTGTTATACTTTAAAACAGCAGAAGACGAGGGTAAGTTACATCCAACACAGAAACCTATCGCACTATATGAATATCTAATTAGAACATATTCAAATGAAGGTGATACTATCCTTGATCCATGTATGGGTTCGGGTACAACTGGTGCAGCAAGTTTAACTACTAATAGAAACTTTATTGGTATTGAAAGTAATGAGGAATATTATAATATTGCATCAAATAGACTGCAACCAGTTGACAAAGTGGCACAAAGTCCATTAGAATTCATCATGTTTGGTGATATACTATAAGAGTACCAAAGAAATTATGCAAAAGTTCTGGTCTGAAAAGAGTCAAATTCGACTCATCAAAAAAGCACTCAAAGCGAGTGATCGTGATCCCTTTCTTTATAAAGAAGAGGAGATTATTAAACTAAAGACTTCTTTACGTGATTTACGTGAGAAAGTTGAATCAACTAGACGTTTTAACAATGGAGGATTTGGTTATGCCGAGTAAGAAATTGCATGTAGATTATGATGAAAATTATGATCTATGTCAAGAACAGGAAGATGACTGGGTGTCAGACATTCTTGGTACTGAAGATCAAACTATCGGAGATTTAATTAATGAGTAACATTCAAAATGAAGAACTATTGGAAACAATCTATGAGGAACTTGCAGAAGAGTTTCCATCATTTAGTGACCAACAGTTACATGATCTAACTATTAAGCGGTTCGAGGATCTTGGTTAATGACTAACACTTACGAAGTCCTATTACAACGTGAAAATGGTCTTAATAAGACCGTACATATTCACGATTGTATGTACGAAGATGAGGCAAGATTAGAAGCAGAAAGTACATATGGACTTCCAGTGTTAAGGGTATTGTTTACAGGTAGAACACAAGATGACACTCTTAATTATAACTTACCACCTGGAAATACTCCTGTTCCTATAAATTCAGGAGTAAGTCTAGGTGGTATTCAAAGTATATTAGGACTGTTAATTGTAGGTGCTGGCATACTAATAGTAGCAGAATTTTGGTATCTATTTGTTGGTGGTGCAATAGGATATATCTGTTGGAAAGTATATGAGAAGGTCACAGACTAGGCATAAATTCTTGTTACTGGAATGTCCTAATATACACACAAATATAATAAATAGTGGTAGAATTAGAGGAACAAGATGTAACCAAACCCCCTCTATATTATGGGTTTAAATTGTAGTTTACGGAGGTCAAGTATGTCGCATAGTTTAATATCTTTCAATCAAATGGCATATACTAAACATCAACACAATTCAGCAAGTTTCAATGAACAAGATGAATTAATGGACGATTATTTCGAGTGCCTGATCGATTGCGAAGACGATCAATCTAGTTGCAGGAGGGTATGTAAAGAAATTCTAATGGTATGACACTTGACAAAGTGGACCTTTTTGTTTCAATTCGTAACAAACCACCCATTTAGGGTGGTTTTTTCATGTATAATGATAAGGTACACACGAAATTTAACTGCATGGCAACTCGTAGACGCTCCTCTGCAACTGCAACTGCTCCAAAAGCACCAGCAAAAAAGAGAGCATCACGCACCCGTAAAGTTACATCAACAACAAAAGTTGTTTCACTAAATAAGTCACAACCGCTACCTGTAATTGTGACTGAAGAAACAAAAGTTGATGAAAAAGTGAACACTCCCCAACTAAATCGTCCTGAAGAACCTAACATTTCACTTGACGAATATGTTGCTGATGTTAAAGTTCGTTGGCAGATTCATTCCTATGAGACAAAAATTCTATGGAATCAGTCAAAGAATCTTTATACTCAAACACTGAAACCTGCACTTGATAAAGGTGTAGTTTATGTGAAAGATTCTTACAACAAAGCATTTAACACAGACAAGTAAGACAGTTGACAAGGTGTCCACTCAACCCCCATTAGGGGGTTTTTTCATGTATAATTATATTATTCATTGGAGATTGCCTTTGGACAACACATTGAGACCACATCAACTTCGTGCTTATAATGCAATGAGTCAGCACGATTGTGGTCAAATTATCATACCTACAGGTGGTGGTAAAACATACATTATGATCGAAGATTGCAAGCGATTCACTAACAACAACCGTAACAAAACTATTGTTGTAGTAGCACCTAGAATCTTACTTGCTAATCAACTATCAACAGAATTTTTAAGTGAAGTAAGTGATGTTGACGTATTGCATGTTCACTCTGGTGAAACACATCACGATAGCACAACTAAAGCAGATAATATATTATGGTGGACTCTAACATCTAAAAGAAATCGTATCATTTTTACCACCTATCATTCACTCCATAGAGTAACAGATAGTAATGTAAATATTGACACTATCTATTTTGATGAAGCACATAATGGTACTGGTAAATCTTTCTTTGAGAGTGTAAAAGTAATAGCAAAAAGAAACATAAGACGCTATTTCTTTACTGCAACTCCTAGAGTATCAAGATCTAAACAGAATGTTAGTGCTGAAAGAGGCATGGATAACTATAAAATATGGGGTGTTAAGTTAGAACAAACACCAGCACATGAACTAATAGATAGTGGTACTATTCTATTCCCTAAAGTAATACCATTTGAGACAGATAGAGAGAGAACTAAACAGAACGCACATGAAGTAGATTGTGATAACTTAAAGGACATAATTACCAACATGGATGATAAGAATCCAAAGATACTTGTGTCTGCTCCAACAACAAGAATACTATGGAATATGCTCACACAAACTGATATTAAAGATTGGTTAATTGAGCATGATTATAACATTATGCACATAACAAGTAAGTATGGTGCTATAATAAATGGTAAGAAAGTTGGTAGAGAAATGTTCTTTGAAACTCTTACAGATTGGGGTAAAGATGATAACAAGAAGTTCATAATCTTCCACTATTCTATACTATCAGAGGGCATAAATGTTCCTGGTTTGACTCATTCAGTGTTGTTAAGAAACTTACCAACTATTGAAATGGCACAGACAATAGGTAGAGTAATTAGAATACATCAAGAGGACTATGATGCAATGAGAGAGGGTAAAATACCAGCAGGTCAGTATAACTTATACCGTAAAAAGCATGGTAAAATATGTGTACCTATGACTGGTAAGTATGGTGCTAGAATAGCAAAGAGATTACAATCTATTGTTTCATATATCTTTATTGAAGGTATTCCCCCACTATCTTATGTTTAACCTATGAAAGATTTAATACTATTTGGTGATTGTCGAGACACATTACCAGCATTTATTGATAAAGCAAGGTGCTGTGTTACGTCCCCACCTTATTACGGACTGCGTAATTATGGTGATGAAGATAAACAAATAGGACAGGAAGATACACCAGAAGAATATATTTCTAACCTCGTAGATGTGTTCAGGAGTGTTAGAAACTGTTTGACTGATGATGGTACTTTATGGTTAAACATTGGTGATAGTTACTATAACTATAGACCTGGAAAAGGTCAGGCATTAAGTAAACAAACTGTGAGTAACAGTAAGCAAGACTTACCAGACAAATGTGCAAGACGAGGTAATAAATTAGATGGACTAAAAGAGAAAGATTTGATCGGTATTCCTTGGATGTTAGCATTTGCATTAAGAGCAGATGGATGGTACTTAAGGCAGGATATTATATGGCATAAACCTAATCCAATGCCTGAAAGTGTGCGTGATAGATGTACTAAATCACACGAGTATTTGTTCCTCTTAAGTAAGAATAAGAAGTACTATTATGATAATGAGAGTATCAAAGAACCAGCAAAAGATTGGGGCACTCGTGATAGAACTAAAGGCAAATATCATAATAAAGGTACAGGTTTAACACCTCATTCTGGACTGTCTAAATCATATCCAACAAAGAATAAACGCTCTGTCTGGAGTATAACTAACAAACCATATAAGGGCAGTCATTTTGCTACTTTCCCACCCGAATTAGTAGAACCATGTATACTAGCAGGATCACAAATTGGTGACACTATATTAGATCCATTCATGGGATCTGGAACAACTGCAATGGTAGCAAAATCATTAGATAGGTATTACATAGGGTGCGAATTGCATGAGGATTATGGTAACTTAATACAGGATAGATTACCCAACGATAGTTTAAGTAAATTACTGTGACAGTTCGCAAAGTGCACACTATTCTCCCATTTGGGGTGGTTGCGTGTGTATAATAATAGTATCAAACGAATTTAAACTATGAGATATTCTGTCCACTGCCCATCCGCACCATTTGAGAATTCCTCATTTGTTGACCTTGCCGATTGTTGGGGTCTATGCCTTGACCTATCCGAAGAGTACGGATACGCAGAGGTCAGATATGGTGCTTGCGTCATGGGATCCTACACAAATGGACGGTGAGCAAACTGTCCACTAATCCCCCATTTGACTCTAAAATGGTGTATTATTAAAGAGTGGAAGGGAGAAGGATCTTAAATGACCTTGTATTGAACGAGGTGATCGCACTACTTCCACACCTCATTCATTCTATTATTGATTCTATGTCAAAAAATCTTCTTACTGACACAGTTTGTGAAAGAACTCATAAACTAACACAGAGATTACAGGAAGATTATGATAGAAAATCTTATGGAAGTCACTACACCTTCGATATTAAAGAAGGTCGTAAATACTACAAAATATATGCACACAATCAAGGTGTACATGCATTTGTAGATATTAAAACAGGTGACGTATATAAACCTGCTAGTTATAGCAAACCTGCTGCTATAGTTAGATACAATTTGTTGGATGATTCATCCTATGCAGAGTGTATTAATCGTGCAGATTGGGCAGGTGGTTATCTATACTTAAGATAACAAATTAGGCATCAGGTGGGTTCAACATAACGATCCCTATGTATAAGTCCTAGGCATCCAATGGGCATTAAATTGCAACAATCATTGAGTGTAAGACCTAACACATTATGACCTTAAGTATGTCATTAAACTGCTTAATTTGTTCCTTTAATTAACTACATCATGTCATTTAATCCTGAAGTTGCACTATTCAATCTATTGGAAGATGCACAAACAGCAGCAGAATTACTATCAGTAATTGATGACTACATTGCTAACAGTTAATAACCATTAGGGGGTGAAATTCCCCCTTCTTCATTCACATTCACAAGAGGGTCTTTATGTCACTAACTTCAAATCAAAAAGATTCAGTAATTGAGCAGTATGTTGACCTATTGGTTGATAGTATGAGCATGAAAGATTTAATCTCTTATGTATCAGAAGATCTGACTAATTTCTGTGAGAAACTAACAGATAATGAGTTAAAAGATGAAATTAGTTTAACAATGGATGATGAGATATATGAAGAGTTAATTGATAATGTAACCTCTAAACCTGACGTTGCATTATTAACACTTAATACGGATAGATTACCTGATATCAATGATAATGAAGCAGAAGGAATTACAGAAGAATAATTACATTTAGTCTTCTAAATAAGAGTGCCACCAGCACCACTTACTATGAAAAACTCCATCTTTTTCAGTATAGATCAGTACTTAGAAAAGCACTATCCTAAGTTAAACTTTGATGAGGTAGATTTAATTGCTACAGATATACAAAAGAGATACGATTACACCTCATTAACTGAACACATTGATGAACAGATTAAGGAAACTGCGTATTATGCAAACATCAAATTAGAATCACAAGATGATAATGAAGAGTTTGTACATACCAGTGAAGGTTGTTAATAACCTCATCCTTATTTCATCTTCTTAAGTATAACATAATCGCTGCACATCTCACAGAACGAGGTGCGAAAGCGATTTTTTTTGTCACATAAAATAACATATTCTCTGTAGTGTAATTCATCAAAAGTATAACTAACTCTGTGCAGTTTGTTCGAGAGACTATAAAGATTTATTAGAAGGGATATAATAACAAGAAGGGGGAACCACTAAAGTGTTGTTATAGTGTAGGATACAAACAGCATTTATGAGAAAACTTGAAAGACAAATGAATTTCGCAATCAGCAATAAAGCAGATTGGGCAGGTTCTAACACTCAAGTTAACTACAACTCAAACACAAATTGCAGTTCAGTCTTTCTACATGGTCATCAAATCGCTACTTTCGACCATAACCTCAAAGCATTAAAGATTTCTAGTTGCGGATATGAAAC